CTCTACCAAATCTACCGTCAGAAGTTCTTGTAGAAAACTGTTGGTCTGATGTTGCCATATTTTATCTCCTATTAAAGTGTGGGCCCGAAGACCCACACTAATTACTTATTACGCGTCTGCGTATGGTGTTACTATTGTACCTGATCCAAGCAATAAAGAATTGTGAACCAAATATGTAGCTGTATCAATCGCTGTGAAAGATACGACACTACCAACGATTCCACCTTTTGTAGAACCATTCATAGTTATAACATCATTTGTTGCACCTGGTATGAAAGCTTTTTTAGAGCCATCATCTACAGCAATCATGATACCACCTTTAAATTTGTCAGTACCATCTGTTAAGATGTCCATATCAGTTGCAGCTGTTTCCACATAAAAGTGAAAAGTTGCACCAATGTTGTTTAAGTTATTGAAGTCGGTATCACCTGCAGTAGCACCGTTACTATTTACATTGATACTTGGTAAAGTAAATTTACCGTCAGCATCATTTGTAAGTAAGATCTTACCTGCGTGTGAAGCAACTGTCAAAGTTGTGTCAGCTGTTAAGCTAACTGTCATGCCAGGTCCCGTATTTTGAAATCCATTTTTGGAAATCACCGGTCCTGAAAACGTTGTTTTTGCCATATTATATCCTCCTAGTTTTCCGAACATAGTCTCTAGGCCGTCGACTATACGCGTCTATGTTCTAATTAAATGTATAGTGTGTATTTTATAGCTTAGTTTTTAGTAGAGTGCAAGAGAACCTTATAAGAAAGTGCGGTTTCAGCGATGTAGCGTTTTTATGTTACGTAGCTACAGAAACGTCGGGCCTAGCAGCTTCTACTTTATTAACCAAGTGAGCTTCTTTAGCTTCAGCTTGTTTAATATGATTAATGACTTGTCTTATTTTGTCATCAATCCTTACCATATCAAGAGTGTATCTTTTCTCCTGATTATAGTGCTGCGACCACTCCAGTTCTAGACTCCTTTTTTTCGTGTAAAGGTTCTGAACGTGTTCCATCTATAACCTCCTCATAGGTTAACCATGTTTTAGATTTACTTGTAAATCCATCTTTGTCCCATACAATATCATTTTTTCCTAGTTTGTCAACTAGTGTATCCTCAAAGGATTTTTCGTTATCCTCACAAGATATATTGAATATGGCGTGGTAGCCATATGCTCTAATTTGTACTTTAAAAGTTTTCATGGGTTCTTTCTTTCTATCATAAAAAAAGGGGACCCGAAAGCCCCCTTTTTAAAGTTTCAGTTATTACGCACCTTCAACGCCGAAGATACCTCTAGGGTCTGATACTCCAAATGAGTATCTTTCTCTAGCTTTGTATCTTACGTTGCCAGTGTCGAAATCACCTTCCATCGCAGTGTTCAGAGGCGCTCTTTGGAACATTTTCATTCCATTAGGCACGTCTGTAAGGATGTAAAACGAATCAGTATCAGTTAAAAAGTTATTAACTCTGTAACCTTGAGGTATCATCCCCATAGATCCGATTGCGTTGATGTCATTATCAGCTGTTCCAGTTCTGCCTTGAGATTTCATCAATCTTTCAGCTGTGAATTGGTTTTCTGAAGGGACAATCATTTTTACTCCTCTTGCTGCAATCTTAAGACCTCTTTCGTCAGTCATTTGACCGATGTCGATCAAAGATTGTTCTAACGAAGTTTCGTTAAGATCTGCCTGCGTAGTAAGTGTATTTTTAAATACTCCTGCTACTGTAGGGTGAGATGTGTTAAACAAAGAAACACCGTCGCCTGAATTGAACGTGGCTACCGAAGGTAAACCGTTATTCAATGGGGCTACTGATTTCACTTGTTTAGCATTACTCATAGATCTTGCTAAAGCTTTTGTGTATCTAGAAGCTAATCTATCGTAGAGGTTGTCTTCGATAGCTTCTTCCGTGATAGCAAATGCTAAAGCGATGGTCTCGTGAGTGTAACGAGCTGTAAAAGTTTCTTGTGCTTGATCAAAAGATACGCCTTGACCTTCACCTTTTACTTGTGCGTTTGCGAATCCTGATAACATTACTTCCTCTTCGAAAGCTCTGTCAGAAGATTCTTCTGTATAAATTTCAGCATGCTGATTTTCATACCTTTTGTATTCCAGACCAAATAGTGCATTTAGGCCTGGCTCTAGTTCTTTAACTAGCTGTGCTCTTGATATTGCCATTGTCTATATACTCCTATTATGATTGTAGTTCTAACAAGTTAGCGACAACAATTACAGATCTGTAAGCAGCATTAGTATCATTTTCAGGATCTTCTGCTGATCTTAGTAATCTGTATTGTTTGTCATCTGCGCCAGTAGTTCCGATATCTAAAGTTGCTGATGATTTCCCAGTCGTGCTGCTTCCAGCAGTTGTGTTCATGTCATAAGTTTCTAAATAACCGGCTTGTGCTACTGTATCGTCAGTTGCTACAATGTAGTTCTGGAATGGGTCGTCATTGACGAACGCCGTTATGTCTTCGCTGTTAGCTGGTGTAATTGAACCTGCGTAAAAATTAGCAAATGTTGGCTTCAAAGTTGTAGCCGCATTGTAAAATACGCCGTTTAATACTCCAACCACAGGAGCTGCTGAACCTTGTCCATTGACAATGTATCCTGCAGCGGACTTAACAGCACTACCGTTGTAGATTGCTCCAGCAACAGCAGCATCGATAAAGTATTTAGACTGACCAGAGATAGCAGGAGTATTTCCTAATCTATCACCCGGGATCAGACCAAAACCTTGTGTGTTTTTGTTTGCCATAGTGTTGTCCTATTCCATATTGGTTAACGTTAAATCGATGATAGGGATTAACCCGAGAGATAACTAAAAAGCTATTTCTTTGTACCACCGAAGGTTACACGGGACTGTCTATCAACATTGATAGGCATCCTGTTGTCCTGCTCCTTCATTAAATCGTTTTGTACTGCCTCGTCCATACCTTCAGCTCTTTGCCTCATGTATTCTTGACGTTGCTTCGCGATTTCTTCGGGTACCTTTGCAAGCAAAAGGCCACCGACCCCAACAACTCCCTTGTATTTGCCGTCGTCGACGACTGGATAGTCAGATGCGTTTTCGATTTCTTCTGATCTTACAAGTTCATAACCTTCTCTTAAACGTCCAGCTATGTTCTTAGTATCTTGGAAACCGATACTCTCTGCTCTAATCCATCTATACCTGAATCCATCAGGTGCAGGGGGTGCGTCTAGAGAAGATGGTGGAACCCACACTTTTGGTCTTTCAGTATTTGACCGTGTTTGATTCGCACGAGTTGGTTTTTTGTTTTCATTTGTCATATGCTATACCTCCTTCGTGATTTTTAATTGTTTTGCATACTCTTCGAGTGGCACACCTAATTTTTTAGCTATCGCTACCTGTGATGATGTGAGTTTCACAGTTTTGCGTCCAGGTTTAACACTTCTGTTAGCAGAAGCAACGGACTGAACCGGTTTGGACGTGGTTTGTCTCTCAGTATTACCAAATCTATGGGGAAAGTCAACACGTATTCTTTTATCAACTTCATTATAGTATTCAGCAGTTTGAGGATCATAACCTTCTTTTTCAACTAAATCCTTATGTATTTCAAAAGCAGTAAAAGTCATGGCTCTATCTTGTCCAAACCATGAATTTTCATTTGCCCAAGATTCCGCTTTAGGATCAGATGAAGGTAGTTGAGAAGGAGTTTCTTTTGGTAGATTTCCACCATCAGAAAGTTGAACAGGTTGTTCTTTAGCTGTTTCTTCTCTTCCTTGTTTAAGCTGTTCAAGTTTTGCATTCTCAAAAGCGAGTTGTGCAATTCTTTTATTAGCTTCTGTTTGAGCTGCAGCATCTCCTGATTCAATAGCACTAGCCAATTCTCTTTGAGCTGAGTCTAATGAAGAAGTGATACTTGATTCAAACTTTTTAACATATTCAGAATCAGTTTTTTTAAATCTTGATTCTAATTCTTGTCTTTTTGTTTCAACAGCTCTTGCATAATCAACAGCAGCTTTTTCTCTTCGCTCTGCTTCTCTCATTTTTCTTGTGAGTTTTGCAATTCTGTTTTGTACACCTTTACTATAATCTTCTAATTGCTCATCAGATTTAGGTGCATCTGTTTCTTCTTTTACTTCTTCTTGTTTCGTGGTTTCTGTTTCTTGTTTAGGTGCTTCGGTTTCTACAACCGATTCATCTTTTTCTTCAGCAACATTAATCTCGGCTCCTGGGCCGGATGTATCAATGTCAACTGTTTTTTTTTCTTCTACGTCTGGCATAGTTTCCTCCTATGGTTAATATTCATGCAAGATATCCTCAGGATTCTTGATGGTTGCTAAAACTTCGTCGTCGTTTAGCAGACGGACTTCTCCACCCTCAATCTTCATTCTAGATCCAGCGTATCGGGCAAAGACTACCCAATCACCTTCCTTGCACCAAGGACCATCAGCATAACGCTCTTTGTCCTTGTAACAATCTGGACCCATTCTTAAAACTAATCCACATTGAGAAGCAACTTGTTGTTTCTCTAATGTTGCATCAGCTAATACAATTCCACCTTTAGTTTTTTCTCTCATCTTAAAAGGTAAAACAATCATTCTCCAACCTGTTGGGTTGGGAAGTTTTTCTTTTTCGTCTATTAGCTTTTTTTCTTCTGGTTGTTCTTTATACTTTTCTTCCAAAGCATTTTTATGCTTAGGTATCTCGTTTGTTTTGGATGTCGATGACTGTTCCATTGTTTTGCTCCTTATCATTTAGCAGGATAGAGATTTCCTGTTTTACAGCTTCTAACGCTGTTATTTGTCCTATTATATACTTGTATTTTTCCATACTGTCAACATTCCCTGATGTTACAGATATGGATAAAGTATCTATTTGTTTATTAAGATTTCTTAATAATTTAGTTATCACTGATTCTAAGTTCACTGATCTTCCCACCCTTCTATGACTTTAAGTTTATCTTCGGCTTCTGCAATTTTACCAAATAATTTATCTAATTCTTCAATATGCTGTGGATGTTCTCCAATACCTACTGAATTATTTAAATAAATTTCTATGGTTGCTTCTGCTTCTGCGATTTGTGCTTGATATCTTTTTATTAGTGCTTCTAACATTTCCATCTTCTTCTAGCCTGACGTAGTCTAGAATTAGGATCTTTTGCTGCACTTGGGAATTTCTTCATTTGACCTGCGCTTCTTGCACAGTACGATTTTCGCCTATTAGCGGCAGCGGACCCTTTTTTCACTTTACCAGTCACGGCTGTTTTTAGTTTGGAACCGGGATTTTTTCTT